AGGAACCTTTACTACTGAGGAGTAATCTTTATAAGGGTTCGGTCTTTTTTTAAATATTTATTGTCGGCTTCAATCTTGTCTATGTTTTGACGAGAGAATCCATATTTATATACAACACAAATAACTCAAAAGATAATGGCCGAACAAATAGTATCACCGGGAGTATTTCAAAGAGAAACCGACCAGTCATTTATAACACCTGCTCCTGTTGAAGTTGGAGCGGCGATCGTAGGACCCACAGTTAAAGGCCCTGTCGAACAACCAACAGTAGTAACTTCATTTGCTGATTATAGAAATAAATTTGGAACGACTTTCGTGTCAGCTTCCGATAATCTAGAATTCTTTACTTCCATTGCTGTACAAAAGTATTTTGCTAATGGAGGTAATAGCATGTTAGTTACTAGAGTAGTTTCGGGATCAGGAGATAGCTGGAGAAACGCTACAAGTACTAACATAGCTGCTAACCAAGGAGCTAGTGCTGGATTTGCTAGTGGATCATTAGTATTTGCTAATAATTTCTTTGAAGATGAAGGAGACGAATTACAAATAACCGTAAATGGAACTGAATATAGATTTATAGCAGCAGATCCATCAGAATTACCCTCAGATAATTCACCTGTATTCTTTGTCGGTACTGGTTCAGATGCAGAAACTGCTATTGATAATTTAGTAGCTAAAATAGGAACTTCTAATACTTTAGGAGCAGGTATAACTGTTAATGATGGTACTACATTCTTAGGTATCTCAGCATCCAACGCGGGTACTGCAGGTAATGCCATCACAGTCGAAACAGGTTCTGGCGGTTCTATTTCTACAGATGTTTTACAATTAGAAGGAGGAGTTAATGGTACAGGAGATGTAGCATTTACTTTAAAAACTATCGGTGAAGGCGTAATATTTAATAACTCAACTGCTGCAACAGACGCAGGTACACAATATAGTGATGGTTCATTAGTAAGTGGTTCTAAAGATAACCTAAGATGGGAAATCTCAGGTATTAACACAATAACAGGAACATTTAATGTTTCCATTAGAAGAGGTGATGATAATACTAATAATCCTATTATTCTTGAAACATTTGTAGGATGTAGTTTAGATCCTAAAGCTGATAATTACATTGAAAGAATAATTGGTAACCAATATACAGAACCTACATCAGAAGAAGGCCAAACATTTATTAGAGTAAATGGTGATTACCCAAATAGATCTAAATTTGTTTATGTAGATTCGGTTTCTCTTAAAACACCTGATTATTTAAATATTGATGGTAGTATTGGAACTGATGCTAATGGAGTTAGCTTCCAATATAGATTACCCTCAGCAGCTAGTGGTTCATTTTATAATGCAACTGGTACTAATATTCCTGCTAATAGTGCTTTATTAACTTTTAATAGCATTTCAAGTACTAATTCACAGGGTCTTATAGCTAGTGATTATACAACTGCACTTAATATTCTTAAAAATAAAGACGAATATAGATTTGCTACAATTACAATCCCTGGAATGTACCAAGAAGATTTTAGTGGTGCTGTAGCAAGTGCTATTGAACTATGTGAAGGAAGAGGAGACACTTTCTTAATAACAGATCTTGTAAAATATGATGCTTCATTAAGCACAGTAACTACTAAAGCAGGAGAATTAAATACTAACTTTGCAGGTACTTACTGGCCTTGGGTTCAAGTCCCATCTACTGAATTAAGTAGAAATGTTTGGGTTCCTGCCTCAACAGTAATGCAAGGTGTTTATGCTGCAAACGATAGAGTAGCAGCTCCATGGTTTGCACCTGCTGGTTTAAATAGAGGTGGATTACCTGTGGTAAGAACAGAATACAAATTAACTCAAGCATTAAGAGATACTTTATATGACAATAGAGTAAATCCAATTGCAACATTCCCTAAAGTTGGTCCTGTTGCATATGGTCAGAAAACATTACAGAAAAAAGCAAGTGCTTTAGATCGTATTAACGTTAGAAGATTATTAATTGCTCTTAAGAACTTTATCGGTGATACTTCTAAAAACTTAGTGTTCGAACAAAACACTACTGTTACTAGAAATAAATTTTTGAACGCTGTAAACCCATTCTTAGAATCAGTACAACAAAGACAAGGTTTATATGCATTTAGAGTAGTAATGGATGAAACAAACAATACAGCTGAAGCTATTGATAGAAACCAATTAGTAGGTCAGATTTTCATCCAACCAACTAAAACAGCTGAATTTATAATCTTAGATTACACAATTCAACCAACAGGTGCAACATTTAACGACTAAAAACTTAGGTTTAACATATTTATAACAAAACAACACGACAATGGCAATACTTAGCTCAGCAGATATGTTCTATACAGCTTACGAACCTAAGCTACAGAATAGATTTATATTTTATATAGATGGTATTCCTGCTTACCTTATTAAATCAGCAGATAAACCAAAATACACCGCCGAAGAAGTAGTTCTTGACCATATTAACGTTAAAAGAAAAGTTAAAGGTAAATCAGATTGGTCACCTATTAGCTGTACGTTATATGATCCAGTAACACCTTCAGGTGCACAAGCTGTAATGGAATGGGTTCGTTTACACCACGAATCAGTAACTGGTAGAGATGGTTATTCTGATTTCTATAAAAAAGATGTTAGATTTAATACTTTAGGTCCTGTTGGTGATGTTGTTGAAGAATGGATTTGTAAAGGAGCTTATGTAACTAACGCAGAATTTGGAAGTGGTGATTGGACTTCATCTACACCAATGGAAATTAGTTTAACAATTGCTATGGATTATGCAATCTTGAATTACTAAAATTTCTTAAATAAAAAATTAAGAGGTGCGCAAGCACCTCTTTTTTTTCTATATTTATATACAAACATATAATAAGTTATAATATGGAAGAAAATAAATCAATGTTTCCAACCGAGGAAGTAACATTACCCTCAAAAGGCCTAATTTATCCCCAAGATAATCCTTTAGCTAAAGGCGTACTTGAAATGAAGTATATGACTGCTAAAGAAGAAGATATATTAACTAATGAAAGTTATATTAAAAATGGTACTGTAATAGATAAATTATTACAAGCTTTAATAGTTACTCCTATTAATTATGATGATTTAATTGTAGGAGATAAAAATGCTATTATGATAGCTGCTCGTGTCTTAGGTTATGGTAAAGATTATACTTTTACTTACAAAGATAAAGAATTTACTGTTGATTTAACTGAAGTAAATGATAAAGAATTAAAAGAAGAGCATTTACTTGAAAGAGGTAAAAATGAATTTGAGTTTACTCTTCCTACTATTCAAAAAACTATTACTTTTAAAATCTTAACTCATGGTGATGAGAAAAAAATCGATAACGAAGTAAAAGGTCTTAAAAAAATTAATAAACAATCTTCAACAGAATATTCTACTAGATTAAAACATATGATTCTTTCAGTTGATGGTGATTATGAACGTAAAACTGTAAGACAATTTGTTGACAATCAATTATTAGCTCGAGATGCAAAAGCTTTAAGAGACTATATCAAAGAAATCCAGCCTGATGTAGATTTGGTTTTTGATCTTGAAAACGAAGCTGGAGACGTAGAAGGAGGCGTTAAGGTCCCTATTGGGATCACGTTTTTTTGGCCTGACTCCGGAGTATAAATTTCAAGTCTACCAAGAAGTACACGATCTAGTTTATTACGGTAATGGGGGTTTTATATATTCTGAAGTATATAATATGCCTATTCATATTAGAAGATACCATATCCGTAAAATAAATGATCTCCATGAGGAAAGAAATAAAGCAGAACAAGATGCTATGGCTAAATCTCAACAAAGTGTAAAACAGATCCCTAAAATGCCTAATATTCCAAAAAGTTTAAAACGTTAATATTTATATTAGACATAATTATATTCTATGGCAACAGGTAACATAAACGATCTTAACGATTCAGCGGAAAATATTAGAGAAGTTTTTGCTGAAATTAGTAATCTTGTTGATGAGTTAAATAAAAATTTAGCTCAAACAGTTAATTTAACTCAAAATGTTACTAATAATTTAGCTCAAAGTAATGATCAAACTAAAGAATCTACAAAACAAGAAATAAATAAAGAAGCAATCCTTAAAAGAGCAAGTTCTTTAAAGCGAAGTGAATTAAAAGCCTTAGAAGAAGGACTCAGAACAGGTAAAGGTCTTACTAAAGAATTAGCAGCTAAACTAAAATTAGAAGGAAAATCAGGTACTCTTGCTGGTACTGCCGCTATGATGAAAGCCAGATCTTTAGGTTTAACTAAAGAATCCTTAATAGCAGCAAAACAAGAAGCTATACAGCAAATGAAGTCTGCTGCTATAGCAAAAGCTAAAAATATTGCTTTAGGAATTGGTAAAGATATAATGGATCAATTTATTACTTCTGCTATGGAAGCTGATAAAGAGGTTAATAATATGTCTAAAAATCTAAATATATCTTATGGTGAAGCTCTTGCTTTAAAACAAGAATTCGCCCAAGCCGCTTTTAACTCAGGAGATATAGCAGTTAATTCTGTTAGAATGAGTAAAGCTATGGGTACATTAAATGAACAATTAGGTTCAGCTTTTAGATTTACTGATGAAATGTTAATGACAACTTCTAAATTAACAGATGTTGTTGGATTATCTGCTGAAGCTGCTGGTAGTCTAGCATTCCAAGCTCAAAGATCAGGACAATCAGTCAGAGAAGTAGAAGAAAATGCTTTGGGTGCTTCTTACGCTATGCAACAAAGTGCGGGAATAGCTCTTAATATGAAAGATGTACTTGAATCAACAGGTAAAGTTTCAGGACAATTAAGAGCCCAATTAGGGGGCAATCCAGAAGCAATAGCAAAAGCAGTTACAGCTGCTAAATTATTAGGAGCTGAAATCGCTGATATAGCAAATTCAAGTAAACAGCTATTAGAATTTGAAAGTAGTATTGAATCAGAATTAGAAGCCGAATTATTAACAGGTAAACAACTTAATCTTGAACGTGCTAGGGCAGCAGCATTAGCAGGCGATCAAGAAACAGTAGCTAAAGAATTAGCTAAAAACATGGGTACATTTACTGATTTTACTAAAATGAATACCCTACAGCAAGATGCTTTAGCTAAGTCTATGGGTATGTCTTCTGATCAATTATCTGATATGTTATTTAAGCAAGAAACAATGGGTATGAATGCTAAACAATTAAGAGCCCAAGGTAAAGCAGAATTAGCAGATAGATTAGAACAATTAGACGCTCAAGATAAAATGAACCTAGCCCAAGAAAAAATGTCTACTATAATGGGTAATATAGCAACTTTAATTTTACCAATAGTAGAAGGATTTGGCAATTTAGTAAGCTTCTTAATGGAATCTAAGGTAGCATTAGGAGCAGTAGTTGCGGTTATGGCTACTTTAGCAATAGCTTCGGTAGTAAGCGCTGTGGCAGGTATATTCCAATCATTAGCAATGATACCTTTTGGTGTTGGTATACCAATAGCTATAGGTGCCGTAGCAGGCTTAATGGCTATGGTAGCCACAGCTAAATCAGCCTCAACTGTTAAGGACGGTATAGCACCAGCAAGTAAAGGCCCATTTACTATTATGGATAATTATGGTGGTATGGCTAGGACTACTCCCGGTGATAATTTACAAGCAAGTCCAAACACTGGTAGGAATACAACCCCTGCACCTGTAGTAATTCAAAACAATTGGGATGCTTTTGCTGCTTCAAATGGTAATGGTAGACGAGGATTAGGTGGAACACAAGAATTACAAGCAAGCCCTACATTTGCTTAATATTTATAAT